ATGATCCGGCATGGTTCACGCAGGTGCTCACTGCGAAGCAGACGGACGTGTTCACGCCCGAGCAGCTCGAGCAGGAGAAGCGCGAGCTGATGCGCGAGTACGGCGCGGCGGTCGGCATCCAGATGTTCGACCAGGAGTACATGTGCTCCTTCGACCAGCCAGTAGTCGGCGCCATCTACGCGGGCGAGCTGTCGGACGCGAAGGCCGACGGGCGTATTCGCAACCTGCCGTATGACCCCGCGATCCCGGTGCAGACGTGGTGGGACATCGGCGGGGCGGGGAAGGGCGGTGACGCGACGGCGATCTGGTTCGTGCAGGTGCTGGGCGCGGAGATTCGCTGCATTCGCTACTACGAGGCGAACGGGCAGGCGTTCGCACACTACGTCGACGTGCTGACGCGGACCAAGTATCGGTTCGGCAAGCACTGGCTGCCGCACGACGCGCGCGCGAAGGCGCTGGGCACTGGCCGCAGCATCGCGGAAATGGCGCGTGAGCAGCTTACCGGCGAGGTGGGCATCGCTCCCGCGGTGAACGTCGAGGACCGGATCCTCCGGGAGCTCGGAGCGTGAGGGAGATCTCGCGCCGGCACGGACTCGGGGGGATCGTCGTCGAGGTCGCCGCGGCCGATCACCTGGCCGCGGTCGAGGCGAGCCGAGACGCCGCCCTCGACGTCCTCGCCGACCTCGTCCTCGACCGCGGCGATTGCACGGACACGAGCTCGTGCTCGTGCTCGACCGCTCGGGCTCTCCGGATGCTCGTCGACGCTGGAAGGCTCGGCCCGAACGAGCTCCGCGAGGTCCGGACGATCGTCGAGGACCGGGTCTCGTGAGGGTCGCCGAGGGTCGAGCGATCCGGTTCGGGGTCGACGAGTGGACGTCGCTCTCCGGGGCCGAGCGCCGCGCCTTCGACGTCTGGCTCGCTCGGCTCACGGGGCGCCGGCCGTCCGCTCCTCCTCGGGTCGCGGAGATCGTCTACTTCGGCGCCGGCCGCTACCGGCTCCGGGTCGAGGTCGTCGAGTCGGCCGAGGCCCGGGCGCTCCGTGGGGCGATCCTGTTCGAGGAGGTCGACGAGCTCGTGATGATCGAGCCGATCTTTCCGGCCCGATGGGAGGCCGTCACGGTCTCCCCGGTCGCGGAGCTCGTCGTCCCGATCGACCGGGCCGACGAGGCGAGCTCGTGACGTCGCGGAAGAGGTCCCTCGCGCCCAGGCCGCGCCGTCGGCGATGCTCGTCGTGTTCCCAACGTCGCCGCCGACTCCTCGAGGCCGAGGGACGCTCGCTCATCGGGCGCGGGCTCGAGCTCGTCGAGGTCCTCGACCGGAACGGCCGGGCTCACTGGCGCTCCGTCGGGGACGAGCGGGCGCTCTGCCTACTCGATTGGGGAGGCCGGCCGTCCTCCGGGGTCGCGGCGACTCGACCTCGGAGGGGCCGGCCTCGCCGCGTTCACCTACCCGACCGGGTCCCGGCGCGAGACTCTCCGGCATGATCCGGGTCTGTCTCGGATGCCGACGCCGGTTCGAGGCCTCGGCCGGCCAGAGCCGTTGCTCGCGTTGTCGACGTCGAGCGAAGGCCCAACGGAACGCCGAGGCCGAGGAGAACCGGAGGGTCGTCGCGCTGGCACGAGCGACCGGCGCCCCGTGCGCGATCTGCGGAGGCCCCGAGGTCGACCGGGTTCGGGATCCGTTCACCGCTCACCATCCGATCGCCGTCGCCGGGGGAGGGACCGGGACGCGTCGGGTCCCGGCTCATCGCTCTTGCAATAGCCGGGTCAGAGAGGGCCGGCGCGCTCGGGCCTAGGCTCCCGGCCATGACCGCGCGTAAGCCCCCCGACCGACGGCAGCGCACGAACACCCCCGACGTCGGCCCCCTGGCCGAGGTCGAGGCTCCGTCGGTTCCCCCGGCTCCTCGACCTCCGGGAGGGGGTCGGCTCCTCAAGGCAACCGAGGAATGGTGGGTCGAGTTCTGGGAGTCGCCGATCGCGAAGCTCGTCGACCCTCGCTCCGATCTCCGGGCTCTGTCCCGGCTGGCGCTCTTGTACGACGAGCGCGACCGGGCGCTCTCCGCGTACAAGCGGAAGAGGAGCTCGACCGGGTCGACCGGCCAGCTTGTCGTGAACCCGTTCGCGAAGGAGATCGCCTCGCTCGACGGGCGGATCTCGGCGCTCGAAGATCGGTTCGGGCTCACGCCGAAGGCGCGCCTCGACCTCGGGGTGATCTACTCCGAGGCGCACGACGGGCTCTCCGAGCTCGAACGTCGGATCGAGGAGGCCTTCGCCGACGATCAGGACGAGGAGGTCGTCGACCCGAGGCTCCGGGTCGTCGACGTCGAGGGGGCCGAGGTCGAGGCCGGATGAGCCGTTCGCCGGCACCGACCGACGGGTCGCCGGTCCCGGCTCCGCTCGGTCGAGCTCGGGAGCTCTGGCCGACCCGGGGACGGCTGGCCGAGAAGTGGATCGAGACCGCGCTTATCCACGGGGAGGGGGACCTCTACGGGCAACCGTTCCGGCTCCTCGAAGAACAACGGCTCTTCCTGTGGGAGTGGTACGAGTACGACCCCGAGACGTTCGAATGGCGGTATCGACAGGCCCTCAAGGGGGACCCTCGGGGCGCCGGAAAGACCGAGTTCCTCGCCGCGATCGCGTGCCTAGAGTTCGCCGGCCCGAGCGCGTTCCGTCGACAGACCCCGATCATTCACGTAGCCGCGGCGTCCCTCGGGAACGCCGGGGAGCTCTTCGGTCAGATCCAGATCATGCTAGGAGGGCAAGGGGACTCAGTTCGGGAGTCGCCTCTCTGCGGTCGGTTCAATGTGTACGACACGAGGATCGAGTACCGGGACGGCCGGCCCGGGTATATCCAGAGGATCGCGGCCGACGCCGGCACGAACCAAGGGGGTAAGACGACCCTCTTCCTCGCCGACGAGATCCACGAATGGACCGGCCGGAGGGAGAGGGTTCACTCCGTGATCTCGTCGGCTCTGGCGAAGAGGAGGGGCGCTCGGGAGATCAACATCACGACGGCCGGGCCTCGGAAGGGGTCGATCCCTCCGGAGCCTCACGACGGGATCGCGTGGACGCTCTACGCGAAGGGGCTCGAAAAGCGAGCGAACCCGGAGGCTCACCCGAGGTTCCTGTTCTCGTGGCGCGAGCCCTCGAAGGTCCGGGACCTCTCCGACCGCGACGAGCGCCGGCTCTCCGTGGTCGAGGCCTCGGGGTCCGCGGCCGGCCGGCTCTGGGATCTCGACGACCGGCTCGACAAGTGGGACGATCCCGAGTTCCGTCACTCGGATTACGAGCGGTACTTCCTGAACTCCTGGCCCGCGGTCGGGTCCGGGACGTGGCTCGAAGATCTCCCGAACGCGTGGGCCGACCTCGCTCTCCCCGAGCTCGCCGTGATCCCCCCGAAGGCCCCGGTCGTGATCGGGGTCGACTCGGCGCTCCGGCACGACACCGCGAGCGTCACGATCGTCTACCCGCGCGCCGACGGCCGTCGGGTCTGGTCGGCCCGAGTGTTCCCCGCGGTGAATGGCCGGATCGACCAGATCGGGCTAAGGGATCACCTTCGGGAGCTCGCCGGCCGGTACGTGATCGAGGCGCTCGCCTACGATCCCCGGTTCTTCGAGCTCCCGGCGCAACTCCTCGAACTCGAAGGCTGGCCGGTCGTCGAGGTCCCCCAGAGCCCCGAGCGTATGGGCCGGACCGAGGAGCTCGTGTTCCGGCAGATCGTCACCGGGGAGATCGTTCACGACGGAGACCCGACGTTGTCGGCTCACGTCGAGGCCGCGGTCTGGCGTGAATCGGATCGCGGTCGGGTGCTGTCTCGGACGAAGAGCGGAGGCCCGATCGACGCGCTTATCGCCGGAGTGCTCGCGACCTACGTCCTCGACGTCGAGCCGGTCGAGGAGGACGCTCCTCCTCCGGATCTGGCCCAGAGCGTATGGTGAGGCCCCGATGAGGAAGCGGACGCGGACGATGGTCGGGAACCTCTTCGAGGTCGCCGGGGCTGGCGCGGTCGTCGTCGCGGTCTGGCTCTTGAGCCCGGTCGTCGGGCTCCTCGTGCTCGGGGCCGTGCTCTTCCTCCTCGGGATGGCGGTAGCGAAGTGAGCCTCTTCGGCCGGCTCTTCGAGCGGAGCTCGACCGGCGACCGCGAGAACCGATGGGTCACCCTCGCCGACGTCGTCGCGGCAGAGCGCGGGACGGGCCGGCCGGGAGCGATCCCGGTCGGCCCCGACCAGGCGATGAGGCTCGGCGCGGTCTGGCGCTCCGTGAACCTCCTCGCCGACCTCGTCGCCGGGTTCCCCGTCCACGAGTACCGGAAGGCCGAGGACGGCCGGGTCGAGCTCCCGGATCCTCCGCTCCTGTCGGACCCGTCGCCGGGGATGCTCCCGCTCGACTGGCGTCGGGCCGTCATGGTCTCGTGGCTCCTCCGTGGGAACGCCGCGGGGCTCGTCGCGGCGACGGACCCGCTCGGCTACCCGACCGCGATCGAGATCGCTCACCCCGACGAGCTCACGATCCGACGGGACCGGGGCCGCTACCGGTACTCGATCGGGAACGTCGAGCATGAGCCCTGGCCGCGCGGTGACCTCTGGCACGTTCCCGCGTTCACGGTCCCGGGCCGGCGCGCTGGTCTGTCCCCGATCGCTCACGCCGCCGAGTCGATCGGGCTCGGGCTGGCCGTGCGCCGGTTCGGGTCGGACTGGTTCACCGACGGGGCGCACCCGACCGGGGTCCTCTCCACCGATCAGGCCGTCGACGGGGACCTCGCCTCGATCATCAAGGACCGGTTCGTGAAGGCCGTCGGGGGCCGTCGGGAGCCGGTCGTCCTCGGCGCCGGCCTCACCTACGAGTCGATTCAGGTCGCCCCCGAGGATTCACAGTTCCTAGAGACGACCCGAGCGAACGTCGCCGACGTCGCCCGCTACTTCGGGGTCCCCCCGGAGCTCATCGGGGGCGAAAGCGGAGGGTCGCTCACGTATGCGAACGTCGAGCAACGGTCCCTTGACCTCCTGACCTACACGGTCTCCGCGTGGGTTCTCCGGCTCGAAGGCGCGCTCTCGATGCTCCGGCCGCGGGGCCGCTACGTGAAGCTCAACACGGACGCTCTCGTCCGGGTCTCGCTCCTCGACCGGGTCCGCGCCTACGACGCGCTCATCCGGCTCGGGGTGCGGAGCCGGAACGAGATCCGGGCGCTCGACGAGCTCGGCCCCATCCCGGACGACCCGGATCCGGCGCGCGGTGACGAGTTCTTGTGGCCCCCGATGAGGTCGACTCCCCTCTCCGAGGGTCAGGAGGCGCGAGAATCCACGGGACGCGAGGAGGCGAACCGATGAGCACGAGCACGATCGAGCGCCGGGGTCGGGATCTGACCCGGCTCCCCGCCGAGGTCCGGGCGCGCCTCGACGAGGCGAAGGTCGACCTCGGCGAGCTCGGGCTCACGACCCGGCACGGCTGGGACACGGTCGAGGCTCGCCGCGCCCGGGTCGAGCTCCGACGCACCGACGGAGGCGACCCGATCCTCGACGGGTACGCCGCCGTCTATGGCGTGTGGTACGACGTCGCCGGAGGCCCCGGCCTCTACGGCTGGCGCGAGCAGTTCGTCGTCGGGGCCTTCGACAAGACCCTCGCCGAGAAGGCCGACGTCCGATTCCTCTACGACCACGAGGGGCTCGTGATGGCCCGGACCGCGTCCGGGACCCTCAAGGTCGAGAGCGACTCCCACGGTCTCCTGATCGAGGCCTACCCCAACCCCCGAATGACCTTCGCCGCCGACGTCGTCGCCGCGGTCGACCGGGGAGACGTCGACCAGATGAGCCACGCGTTCCGGGCCGTCCGGCAGGAGTGGAACGCCGACTACACCGAGCGCCGCGTGATCGAGGCGCAACTCTTCGACGTGTCCGCGGTCGGGTTCCCGGCCAACCCGGCGACCGTGATCCAGTCCCGCGCCGAGCCTCCGGTCGAGGAGCCGCCGACGGCCGAGCGCGACGGGCTCTCGTTGGTCCTTGCGCGAGCGATCGCCGATCGGGCATCCTCTCGCTGATCCCGCAACACGCGCCGAGCACGAACGCCGGCCCCCGCGCCGAGGCCTAGAGCCTCACCCGGAGAGGTCACCTTCGGCTCACCCGAGGAGCGGAGCCGATTCCACCCGTCGGCCCCGAGACCCTCTCGGGGCCTCTTCCCCCAGGAGGGAACGCGTCATGCTCACCGCACTCCGCAACAAGCTGAAGGGGCTCCTCGACGAGCGAGCCGAGCGACAGGCCGCGATGGACTCGATCCTGACGGCCGTCGAGACCGAGGGCCGGTCCGACCTCACCCCCGAGGAGACCGCCGAGTTCGCCGAGATCCGGTCCCGGCTGGCCGAGCTCGACGCCGAGCGCGAGCCGATCGAGGCCCGGATCCGCGAGATCGAGGAGATCGAGGAGCGCAACCGCGCCGCCGAGGAGGCCCGCTCCCTGATCGACGCCGGCTCCCCCGGCGACCCCGAGGGCCGCGCCGAGACCCCCGACCGGGTCCGCGTGGGCGCCGAGCCCGGGGTCTACCGGCCCGACGTGAGGGCCTCGTTCTTCGCCGACGCGCTCGCCGTCCGCGAGGGCCGCGCCACCCGCGGCGCCGCCGAGCGGATCCGTCGACACGCCGAGATCTCCGAGGTCGAGCTCCGGGCCGGCGCCGACCCGGAGACCCGTGACGTCGGGACCTCGGCCTTCGGTGGCCTCGTCGTCCCGCAGTACCTCGTGGACGAGTTCGCCCCGGTGCTCCGCAACGGTCAGGCCCTCCTGAACGCCGTCCGGAACGAGCCCCTCCCCGCCGAGGGGATGAGCCTCGTGATCCCGCGCGGCCAGACCGGGTCGAGCGTCGCGGCGCAGAGCTCCCAGAACTCCGCGGCCTCCGAGACCAACGTCGACTTCGACAACGACCTCACGGTCGCGGTGAACACCTTCGCCGGCCAGCAGGACGTGAGCCGGCAGAGCATCGAGCGCGGCACCCCCGGCCTCGACCGGCTCGTCTACCAGGACCTCGTGGCCGACTACGCCGAGACCGTGGACGCCTCGGCGATCGCCGACGACGGCACCTCGGGGACGCACGTCGGGCTCCTCAACGCGACCGGCGAGAACACCGTCACCTACACGGACGCGTCGCCGACTGTGGCCGAGATCTGGCCGAAGCTCGCCGACGCCCTCCAGAAGATCGCCTCGGCCCGGAAGCGGCCGGCCTCGTTCTGGCTCATGCACGGCCGGCGCTGGGGCTGGTTCACGGCCGCGCTCGACACGGCCGGCCGGCCGGTCGTCGGTCAGGACCCCGGGGTCGCGATGAACATCATGGGCACCGCGATGGCCGAGAAGTTCGGCGAGGGGCAGGTCGTCGGCACGCTCATGGGCCTCCCGGTCGTGCTCGACAACAACATCCCGATCAACCTCGGCGGATCGACCAACGAGGATCGGATCTTCGCGATCCGGTCCGAGGACACGATCTACTGGCGCGAGGGGGACGGGATGCCGCGCGAGCTCCGGTTCGAGGACGTCGGCTCCGCGAGCCTGACCGTGAAGCTCCTCGTCTACGGCTACTCGGCCTTCACCCCCGACCGCCGGCCCGAGGGCCTCGCGACCATCTCGGGGACCGGCCTCGCGACCCCGTCCTTCTAGGACCCGGTCGCGGCGCTGGCCGCGGACAACCGAGCATCACGAACGGGGCCGGTCCTTCGGGGCCGGCCCCTTCGCGTAGTACCGTCCAGCGACGAACCGACACCGATCCGAGGAGGACCGATGGCACGCACCCGAGGCCGGAACGAGAGCGCCGACCGAGCGAAGGCGACCCGCGAGCACCGCGCCGAGCAGGAGGTCGAGGCGCTCAAGAGCGAACTCGCCGGCTACGAGGCCCGCCACAAGGCCGAGAAGGACGCCGACAAGAAGGCCGCGCTCGCCGACCGGATCGCCGACGTGAAGAAGGAGATCACGCGGGCCGGGAAGGGTCACGGGGTCGGCCCCGCGACCCGGGTCACCGACCCGACCGGGGGCAACAACCCCCCGCCGTCGGCGCCGGCCGACAAGTAGCGGAGCGCGGCCGTGGCCGACCTTGACGTTCTGTCCCCCGAGGAGGCCGTCGCGGCGATCGGCGCGCCCGGGGTGACGACGGAGAAGGTCTCGGCTCTGGTCACGGCCGCGTCGCTCCGGCTCGACGAGGCCGTCGGGCCGATCGTCCGACGGACGATCACCGCCGAGCGATGCCGCGGCGCCGCCCGGACGATCGAGCTCCGACGCTGGCCGGTCGTGTCGATCTCGTCGCTCGTCGAGTACGACGAGGCCGGCGCCGCGACGACCCTCACCGCTGGCACCCCTTCGAGCCGGCCGGCCGACGGCTACTGGCTCACCCCGACCGATGCCGAGCCCGAGCTCGGGCTCTACCGTCCGATTGTCGAGCGTCGAGGAGGGAGCCGGACCGAGGCCTTCGCCGAGACCGTGGTCGCGACCTACGTCGCCGGCCGGTTCGCGAACACGGCCGCGGTGACCGAGCGCTACAAGGAAGCCGCTCGGCTCGTCGTGCTCAACCTCTGGCAGAGGATCGGGAACGGGACGACGACCTTCGAGGACGTCGAGCTCCCCCGCTACCCGTTCCCCCGGTTCGCTCTCCCCCGCGCCGTCTACGAGCTCCTCCCCGACGTCTGGCAGGAGTTCCCCGACGGCCGGCCGATCGGGATCGCGTGACCGCGCAGAGGGGAACCGTCCGGTCGATCTCGAAGGCCGCGATCACCGACACCCTTCGAGCACGACCCGAGCTCGCCGCCCGGGTCACGGCCGGAACGCTCCGGATCTTCGACCCCCCGGGGCCGGCCGACGCCGCCGACCTCGCCGGGGACGAGGGGGCCGTCGTCGACTCGCTCTGGTGTCAGGACGCCGACCGGCGCGCCGAGCTCGACGTCGTCGTGTTCACCGGAGCCGACCCGGTCAACTACGACGAGAAGGTCCGGATCGCGGTCGTGATCCAGAGCGTCCGGCGCGGCTCCGATGCCACGGTCGACGACGTCGACCAGGCCGCGGAGGAGATCTACGGGGAGGTCCTCGGAGCGCTGGCGTCGGCTCCCCAGATCGTCGACGGAGGCCCGAGCGACCCGACCGAGGACGGCGCCGAGGCCGTCGTCGTCGCCGCCGATTGGGGCTCGGGCTGGCTCCCGGACCGCTCGGGGTTCCTGACCCGGGTCGTGGTCGAGGTCGAGGTCGAGGCGAGGTTCGCGCTCTCCTGACCCCCTCCGTGCCATGATGAGGCGCGATCCGAGGAGGAGAGAGCATGGCGCACGTGATCTATCGAGGCCCTCACGAGGCCGTCGACGTCGGAGGCTCGGGGCTCATCGCCGAGCGCGACGGAGAGCCGGTCGAGGTCCCCGCCGAGATCGCGGAAGCGCTGGCCGAGTCGGACCTCTGGGAGGTCGTCGGCTCGATCAAGGTCACGAAGGCCGAGCTCGTCGACCGGGCCGAGGCGCTCGGTCTGTCGACGACCGGCACGAAGGCCGAGCTCGAAGAGCGGATCGCCCAGGCCGAGACCGGGGCCGGGGACGAGAGCACCGACGACGACGAGCCGGCCGACGAGCCGGCCGAGGAGGAGTGATGGCGACCCGATCCGGTATCGCCGGCCAGTTCGGTTACAAGGCCGAGAGCTCGTGGGGGACCGGGGTCACGGTCGACCGGTTCCTCCCCTTCAAGAGCGAGAGCATGACCGCGAACAAGGCGCGGCTCGACTCGGACTCGATCTACGCCGGCCGGCTCGTCCGCGACTCCGAGCAATGGGACGCGGGGGCGATCGAGGCCGGGGGCGAGATCACGCTCGACGTGTTCACGACCGGCGAGGGGCTCCTCTGGAAGCACGCTCTCGGCTCGGTCAACACGACCGGGTCGGGTCCCTACGCTCACGCGTTCACCCCCGGGAACCTCGACGGGCTCGGCCTCACGATCCAGATCGGCAAGCCGGACCGCGGGGGCACGGTCCGGCCGTGGAACTTCGTCGGGTGCAAGGTCCGCGATTGGGAGCTCACCGTCCCGGCGAAGGAGGCCGCGTCGCTCAAGGTCGGGTTCTCGGCGAAGGACCTCGACAAGGACGGGACCCCGGCGCTCCAATCGTGGAGCCCCCCGGCCGCGCTGGCCCGGTTCACGTGGGCTCACGCGACCGTCGCCTCGATCCACGGGTCCTCCCCGAAGATCAAGAGCCTCTCGATCAAGGGGGTGAACGGGATCGAGACCGATCGCTACTTCCTCGGGTCCGACAAGATCGACGAACAGGACGAGGTCGATCTCCGGGCCTACACCGCCGAGGCCGAGATCGAGTTCGCCTCCGAGACGATCTTCGACGCGTTCTGGGACGGGACCGAGGCCGACCTCGCGCTGACCCTGACCCGGGGCTCGGCCTCGCTGGCGATCGCCGGGAACTGCCGCCTCGACGGGGACGGCGCCTCCCCGGTCGTCGAGAACCGCGGGAAGCTCACCCAGAAGATCCCGGCCGTGTTCGTCGGCGACGGCACCGACGCCGACGCGATGACCATCACCTACACGACCTCGGACGCGACGCCGTGACGATCCAGAGCGCCGCCGTGTCGGTCGGCACCACCGCGACGGCGCTCAACGCCGCCGAGTCGGCCGGCTCCGACCGGGTCTCGCTCGTCGTCTACAACAACGGCGCCTCGACGATCTACGTCGGGGGCTCCGACGTCACGACCTCGAACGGGGTCCCGATCGCGGCCGGCGCCTCGCTGGCCGTGAACGAGCTCGACGTCGCGGAACGCCTCTATGGGATCGTCGCGTCGGGCACGGTCGAGGCCCGCGTCCTCCGTCAGGGAGTCGGGTAGCCCCCGTGCCTTTCGGAGGCCTCACCCCTCCGGCCTCGGGCGGATCGACCTCGGCGATCGTCCTCCCCGGGCCTCAACTCCGCTCCGGTTGGTACGGGTCCCCGCTCGGCGAGGTCGACACGGTCGCGCTCACCCCGGGGGCGATGTTCGCCGTTCCGTTCCCCGTGAACCGCGACGTCACGGTCGACCGGATCGGCCTTGAGGTCACCGGGACCGGCGCCTCGACCGCGGTCCGGCTCGGGATCTACTCGAACACCGCGGACAACCCCGACGCTCTCCTCCTCGACGCCGGCACGATCGACGGCGCGACCGGGTCCTTCCAAGAGATCACGATCTCAAAGGCCCTCACGACCGGCCGGGTCTGGCTCGTCGCCGTCGCCCAGGGATCGAACACGGTCACCGTTCGAGGGGTGCGCTACATCGCGTCGGCCGGTCTCCCCTCCTCGGGCTACGCGCCGTATTCGTCCTACGCGCTCCGACAGAGCGGGACCTCGACGAACGGGGCTCTCCCGGCCAGCGCTCCGACCTTCGACGACGTCCGCGCCACCGCTCCTCGCGTCCTCCTCCGCGTAGCCTGACGCCATGCCCGAACACGTCACCTACGGACCCGGAGGGTTCGATCCCGACGCCGACGACGGGAACGTCGTCGAGAGGTTCGAGGTCGAGGCGCCGGCCGAGCTCGCCGCCGAGGCCCCCCTCGCCGAGCGCGTCGAGGCGCTCGAAGAGGCCCTCCTCCCCGAGGGCTAGCCGATGGCCCGGGTAGGGGGCCGAGAGGGAGCGTTCCGGGTCGAGGGGCTCCGGGAGTTTCAAGCCGAGCTCCGAGCCCTCGACCGCACCCTCCCGAGAGAGCTCCGGGCCGGCCTCAAGAGAGCCGCCGAGCTCGCCGCCTCCGAGGCTCGGGAACGAGCCCGAGCGTCCGGAGGGGTCCTCGCGAAGGCCGAGGTCGTCGAGTCGATCAAGGCCCAGGCCGAGCAGCGCGCCGCGAAGATCTCGTGGGGCTCGGCGCGAGCCCCGATGGCCGCGGGGGCGATCATGGGCTCGATCCAGTTCGCACAGTTCCGGCCGTGGGTCGGGGCCTCGTGGACGCCCGGGGTCGCCGGCCAAGGCCCCTACGCCATCAACGAGGCGATCGCCGCGAAGCGCGACGAGATCGAGGAGGCGATCCTCGACGAGATCTCCCGGATCGCGGCGAAGGCCTTCCCCGACTGATCCGTCGTCCCTCGATCGAGAACGGCTCCGATCCGTCGTCGAGGTACTCGCCGACGGCTACCGTCAGGCCTCGACGAGCTCGGCCGAGAGCTCGTGAACCCGACCCGAGGAGACTCGACCGATGCCCGATCCCGACCCGATCATCCGAGTGAAGATCGACGGACACCCCTACGCCCTCCGGCCCCGCGAGCTCAACGCTTGGCAGAACGCCACCTTCGAGGCCGAGACCGGCCGCTCCGTCGAGCACATGATGTATCTCTTCTCCGAGGAGCAGACCCGGACCCTCGTCGTCGTCGCTCAGTTCCTCTACCTGTGCCAGATCCAGCAGGGGGACGCTCACCGGTCGTTCCGGGAGGTCGCCGAGCGCCTCACCTACGCCGCCGAGGTCACCGACCTTTCGCTCGACGGGCTCACCGCGAACGAGACCGGCGACGGGCTCGTCGCGCCCGACGACGGGCCGGCCGGCCTCGACCCGGATGCCGACGTCGACGGGCTGGTCGAGCGCCGAGCCGATCTCGACGAGCGTCTCGCCGCGGTCGGCCCGGAGCCCTCGGACCCTACGAGCGCGACCGATGGGTCGCCGACCGACGTCACGTCATCCTCGCCCGGTTCCGTGAGGATCTGAGGACGCTCTACCCGCTCCTCCGGCGCCTCTACGGTTTCACGATGGCCGAGCTCGTGCTCGCCCCCGCGGCCGAGCTCGACGAGTTCGTCGAGGACGCTCGTCGGGTAGTCGAGGCCTCGAAGAGGCCGACCTAGGAGCCGTCGTCCTCGCCGGCCAGCGCGACGGATCCGTCGCGTCGGACTCGGGTTCGGGACGACGGCTCCGTCGTCGAGGTCCGCCCGTCGGCAATGATGGGCGCCGATGGCCGGGAGTCGGAAGCTCGAACTCATCATTGCGGGAGACCCGAAGGGGGCTCTCGCCGCAATGGGCGCGGTCGACGCGAAGGCGGGGGGCCTCGGGGGCAAGTTCTCCGGGCTGGGGACGGCCGCGGTCGCCGGGTTCGCCGTCGTCGGCGCCGCCGCGGTCGGGGCCGGCGCCGCGCTCTACGGGATCGGGAGCTCGTTCGATTCCGCCTATGACACGATCCGTGTTCGGACCGGCGCCACTGGCCGCGAGCTCGACGGGCTCCGGGACGTGTTCCGAGGGGTCGTCCGGGACGTCCCGGCCTCGTTCGGCGACGCGAGCTCGGCGATCGCCGGTCTGAATCAGAGGCTCAACCTCACCGGGTCGGACCTTGAGAACGTCGCCGAGCCCCTCCTCAATCTGACCCGGATCACCGGGGGCGATCTCGACTCGAACGTCCAGACCATGACCCGACTCTTCGGGGACTGGTCGATCGAGGCCGGCCAGATGCCCGCGACCCTCGATCGAGTGTTCCGGGCCTCCCAGGAGACCGGCGCCGGGGTCGACTCCCTCGCGAGCTCCGTTGTCCAGTTCGGGGCGCCCCTCCGACAGATGGGTTTCACGCTCGACGAGAGCCTCGCTCTGTTCGGGAAGTTCGAGGCCGAGGGGGTCAACACGTCGACCGTGCTCTCCGGCATGAGGCGAGGCCTCGCGAACTTCGCTCGGGACGGGGAGGCGCCGGCCGACGCGCTCCGTCGGATCGTCGACCAGATCAAGAACGCCGGCTCCGTCGCCGAGGCGAACTCCCTCGCTCTCGACGTGTTCGGGACCCGGGCCGGCCCCGACATGGCCGCGGCGATCCGGGAGGGCCGGTTCGAGCTCGACGACCTCGTGAGCTCGATCGCCGGGGGGTCCGACACGATCGACCAGGCCTCCCGCGATACCGAGGATTTCGGCGAGAAGTGGACCCGGATCAAGAACCGGGTCCTCCTCGCTCTCGAACCCGTAGCGACCCGGGTATTCGACGCCGTCGGGAACGGGATGGACGACCTCGGCCCGATCGTCGACCGGGTCGTCGGCTGGCTCTCGACGAACCTCCCCCCGGCCATGACCCGGATCCAGAACGTCGCCGAGGACGTGTTCCCCCGGGTCCGCGAGATCTTTGAGACCGTGGTCGGCGCGGTTACGACGTTCTGGGATGAGCACGGAGCCGAGATCATCACGACCCTGACCGAGGTCCGCGACTACTTCTCGACCGCGTTCGACGCGATGAGCCTCATCGTGGAACGGGTCCTCGGGGTGATCTCGAACCTCTGGGATCGGTTCGGGGGGCAATGGCTCGGGCACGTCGAGACCGCATTCTCGGCGATCGTCGAGACCTTCCGGGGGGCCTTCGAGCTCCTCCGCGGGATCCTCGACGTGTTCGTCGGGATCTTCACGGGGGACTGGTCGCGCGCGTGGGATGGCGTCCGGGGGATCGCCTCGGGCGCGTGGCACCTGATCCGAGGGGTAGTCCGGGCCGGGGTGAACGCGGTCTCCGGGGTGATCGGCGCCGGCATGGCCGCGCTCTCCGCGGCGTGGGGGTACGTCTGGCGAGGGATCCGAGGGGTCCTCTCCCGGGTCTGGGATTCCATGACCGGGCTCGTCCGGGGGAGCGTCGCGACCCTCCGGTCGATCATCTCGAACGCGTGGGGGGCGATCCGCGACACGACCTCCCGGATCTGGCGCTCGATCCGCGAGGCGATCTCCGACGCTCTCGGCGGGATCCGGTCCGCGGTCCGCACTACGAAGAACGTCGTCTCGACCGTGTGGTCGGGGATCAAGGCCGCGTTCCGGTCGCCGGTCTCCGCGGTGCTCCGGGTCGTCGTGAACCCGTTCCTCGGGTTCCTCGACCGGATCGCTAACGTCGTCGGACTCTCGGTCCCCCACGCGTTCGATCTCCCCCGGTTCCACTCCGGAGGCCGGGTCCCTGGCCGCGGGGAGGTCCCGGCGATGCTCCTCGGGGGCGAGGGGGTCCTCAATCGTGAGGCGATGCGCGAGCTCGGCTCCGAGGGCCTCGACGCGCTCAACTCCGGCCGTCGACGCCGGCCCGGGACCGGGGGGTTCGATCCGATCGGAGGGGCGATCGGCCTCGTCCGCGACGGGATCGACTACCTCTCCCAAGCGCTCCTGAACACGGTCACGTCGGGCCTTCGGTCGGCGATCGGAGCGATCGACGGGCAGATCCCCGGGGATTTCCTCCGGAGGGGCCTCCGGGTCACCCGAGC